TCAAACTGTCTCTCTCCGACACAGTCCGAGCCAGTCCAAGACAGTCCGTTTAAGTCCAGACCCGATCCGATTCGATGACAACTAAAACCAGAAAGCCCAAGAAGCTGGTTGGGGATTTAAGACCACGCCTTCACAGCCCGTGGCTGAAGGGCAAAACTAAAGGCGATCAGGTTGCAGAGCTTGCAGAGCGCATAGGTCAGCCACTTCTCGAATGGCAGAAGATAATCCTCAACGATTTATGCTCTGTGGACAGTTCTGATCAGTTCATCCGTAAGACAAGCCTATTGCTCATTGCTAGGCAGTCAGGAAAGAGCCACCTTGCACGAATGCGTGCGTTAGCAGGACTATTCTGCTTCGGTGAGAAAGACATCCTGATCATGTCCTCTAATAGAGCTATGGCAATGAAGTCCTTTAACATCATGGCAGACATCATTGAGCGCAACGACTTTCTCAGAGTGCAGCTAAAGGATGGAGACATCAAGAAGGGCATTCGTAGGACTAATGGCGATGAGCGAATCATCCTTGCATCTGGAGCACAGTTAGAAGTGGCAGCAGCAACCTCTGACGGAGCGCGTGGGCGCACCTGTGACTTCCTCTGGATCGATGAGTTACGCGAGGTCTCTGAAGCTGCTATGGATGCTGCTAAGAGCGTTACCTTAGCGCGTAAGAATAGCCAGCGATTATTCACCAGTAATGCTGGAGATGCATTTAGTAAAGTGCTCAATGATCTTCACGAAGCTTGTCTAAATAAGCCACCTAAGAGTTTAGGTTTCTACGAATACAGCGCACCTGACTTCTGCGACATCTGGGATCGTAAAGCGTGGGCAATGGCTAACCCGTCTCTGGGTCATTTGATCAGCGAAGAAGCTATTGAGGAAACTATTGCATCTTCAACGATGGAAGCTGCAAGAACCGAGACCTTATGCCAATGGATCTCCAGCTTGTCCTGTCCGTTCAGCACAGAGGTACTTGAAAACTCATCTGACAGCACTTTAGAGATGACTGTAGGTGCTTACACAGTATTTGGCTTCGATGTCTCACCGAGTAGGCGCAATGGCTCATTAGTCGCTGGGCAATTACTTAGTGACGGCAGAATTGGGATAGGAATCATGGAGACCTACAGCTCGCAGGTCGCAATCGATGAGTTAAAGATGGCTGCAAGCATCAAGTCATGGGTGGATCTCTATAAACCACGCCTTGTCTGCTTTGACAAGTATGCAACCCAGACCATCGCAGACAGACTGGCTAACTCAGGCGTTATTGTGGAAGATGTGTCAGGTCAGCAGTTCTATAAGGCGTGCGGTGACTTGCTTGAAGGATTGACTAACCTGCGCGTTGTCCATAATGGGTCTAAAGAATTGATTGAGCAGTTTACGAACACAGCTGCTAAAACTAACGATTCTTCGTGGAGATTGATTAGGCGAAAGAGTGCTGGAGACATTTCTGCCCCTATCGGCTTAGCAATGGTCGTGAGTAAGTTAATGCTTCCTCAACCTAAGCCGCAGATTTATGGTTAGACACACCCATAGCACATTGTCTAATTGCTTGACAAATGCTATAGTTTCTGTCTATGGGTCTATTTCGCAAAACTGAAGCAATCTCTGACGATAAGCGTTCATCGCTTTTAGCGCAATACGCCCCTTCTATTATGGGCGAGAATCTTAATTCGCTCTATAACTACATCATGCCGCGAGTCAATCGCAATGAAGCAATGTCAGTTCCATCTGTAGCTCGATGCCGCAATTTACTTTCAGGCGTTATCGGTGGACTACCACTTAACCTCTACCGAGTTTCAACAGGTGAAGAATTAGGCAATCCAGTCTGGGTTGATCAGCCAGCGATTAACCAGCCACGCTCTGTAACAATGGCGTGGACTGTTGATTCATTGCTTATGTATGGCGTTGCTTATTGGCAGGTTACAGAAGTCTATGCAGAAGATGGCAGACCTTCTCGCTTCCAATGGATTCCGAATGTCAAGGTTACATTTACGACAGACCTTTATGGCATGACTGTCACTCAATACTTTATCGATGCGGTTGCTGTACCAATGTCCGGTCTCGGTTCAATCGTTACCTTCCAATCATTTGATGAAGGCATCTTAGAACGCGGATCTGAAACAATTAGAGCTGCAATTGATCTTCGTAAAGCAGCAGTCTTGTCAGCAAGCACACCAATGCCATCTGGAGTTCTTCGTAACAATGGCGCAGATCTAGATCCTAAAGAGATCGCTGGACTTCTCGCAGCATGGAAGAACGCAAGACAAAATCGTTCAACTGCATACTTGACAAGCACTCTGGAATACCAACCAACATCATTTTCACCTAAAGACATGATGTATGACGAAGCACAGCAGTTCTTGGCAACTGAGATTGCTCGTCTATGTTCGATTCCTGCTTACCTTCTCAGCGCAGAAGCAAACACATCGATGACCTATGCAAATGTCCTAGATGAGCGTAAGCAATTCTTCTCTCTCAGCCTTGCACCTTATGTAAATGCAATTCAGGATCGTTTATCAATGGATGACATTACTGCTCGCGGTAATGCAGTTCGCTTTGATGTCGATTCATCATTCCTAGCAACTGAACCAATGGAACGCTTGCTAGTAATTGAAAAGATGTTATCTCTTGGCTTGATCACAGTTGAACAAGCTATGGAGATGGAAAATCTAACGCCTAACGGCAGCGAAGGAATCCAATAATGGAAAACCAAGTAATCACCTTCACAGCAGGGCTTATTGCCAATGTTGAAGAACGCTTAATCTCAGGCAAGATCGTGCCAGCAGGTACAGGCGAAGTAGGTAACACTTCAGCAGGTAAGGTCGTATTCGAGAAGGGCGCAATCGCACTTCCAGAAGATCCTAAGACTGTCAAGTTACTTAATCAGCATGACTCACGCCAGCCACTAGGCAAGGCAACACAATTCACAGAGCAAGAAGATGGCATCTATGCATCATTCAAAGTATCACGATCTAATCGCGGATCAGAAGCTCTAATCCTTGCAGAAGAAGGATTGCAATCAGGTCTTTCAGTAGGCGTAGAAGTAATCAAGTCGAAGCAGAAGGGCAATGTGATGTTCGTATCCGCTGCCAAGTTGCTAGAGGTTTCATTGGTAACAGAGCCAGCATTTAAGTCTGCTCAGGTTATCGATGTAGCAGCAGAGGACATCGAAGCTGCAACAAGTACGAGCACTAAGACAACAACGATCAACACGACAATCGTGGAGACCGAAACAGAAACAGAAACAGAAAGCGAGACAGCTGTGGAAAATACTCCAGAGACAGTTGCAGCAACAGCAGTAGAAGCAGCAGCGGTTGAAGCTGCTCGTCCAACTGTAGTGACAGCAACAACATTCGTGCGCGAGCGCGTAGCACCAATCACATCAGCACAATACCTAGAAGCAAACATCAAGGCAGCACTTGGTGATGACGAAGCACGCCGCGTAGTTCGCGCAGCAGATGACTCAACATCAACAAACACAGGCTTGACACTTGCACCACACCTAGACACATTCATCACAGATACATTTACTGGACGACCAGCTTTTGAAGCTGCAACCAGATCAGCTCTCTTGCCATCTGGAATGTCATTTACTGTGCCACGCCTTTATACAAATGCGAGCACTCCAGATGTTGCACCAACAACTGCAGACACTAACGAAGGTGCAGCACCATCTGAGACAGGCATGACTTCAAGTTATGACACTATCGACATCAACAAGTTCAGTGCGCTAAACCGAGTCAGTTTTGAGCTCATCGACCGCAGCCAGCCTGCATTCATGGAGCTTTTGATGGCTGAACTTCGTAAATCTTACGAGAAGGCAACAGATGCAGCACTTCTAGCAGCTTATGTTTCAGCAGGAACAACAGCAGCGACAACAGCAGCAACCGCAGCTGGATTGCAATCATTCATCTCAGTAGAAGGCGCAGCAGCTTACAAGGGTACAGGTGGAGACTTCGCTAACAAGCTAGTTGCATCGACAGACGCTTGGGCAGCAATCGCAGGATTCGCTGATACTACTGGTCGTGCGCTGTACTCAGCACAGGGCGCAACACAGAACGCTTCAGGTTCAGCAGTAGCTTCATCTGTTCGCGGAAACATTCTTGGCACAGACCTCATTGTGGATCACAACATCACAACATCTGGCGTAGTTGATAACTCAATGTTCCTAGTTGCGCCAAGCAGCGTTTATGTCTGGGAATCACCACAGACACAGCTTCGTGTCAATGTTTTGACATCTGGCGAAATCGAAATCAACCTTTACGGATACCTAGCAATCTATCTTGCTAAGTCAGGTAAGGGCGTTCGTAAGTTCAACCTAACTTAATAGGTTATTAAGTCGCTCTAGGGGGTCAGTAGCCCTCTGATCCCCTAGAGTCTTACGAAAGGAATTGGAATGGCATTAACAACAGTCGCAGAACTCCGATCAACACTCGGAGTCGGTACGCTGTACCCAGATGCCACCCTGCAAGAAGTCTGTGATGCATCCGATGCAGTTCTACTGCCTATGCTCTGGACTAATTCTTATTTCAACATTGCACATAGCAACACAGCAACAACTGGCACTCTTTACTTTCAGGACAAAGTAGAGAAGATTTTTTATGTCGGGCAAGTAGTGAACATTACTGGCAACGGCTCACATCACAATGGCAATAAGACTCTTACTGGAGTAGGCGACTACTCGATCACCTATAACATCACAGGCAATAACAATGTGCCAGCAGTAGAGCATCCAGTCCAACCTTTTGGCACAGTATCAGGCGACACTTATGTCGATTACACTTTAGACACAGCAGTTCAGAATGCAGCTTTGATGATCGCTGTTGAAATCTGGCAAGCGCGTACAGCCACCCTTTCAGGCAGTAACGCAGTCGATTTCCAGCCTAGCCCCTATCGGATGTCAGCACAGTTGTTGGCGAAGATCAGGGGCTTGGTTTCCCATGCGCTCGCGCCCACAAGTATGATCGGGTAGTTGATGCCAGCTGTAGCGATAACGACTTTAAGAACGACACTAGCAACTGCATTAATTGACAATGCCAAGTGGCAGACTTTCGCATTTCCACCTGCCACAGTTCTTGCTAACTCTGTAATTGTTTCGCCAGATGATCCTTACTTGACACCTAATAACAATGGACAGATCTCTATCAGCCCAATGGCTAACTTTAAGATTGTGATGACTGTTCCGCTTTTTGACAACGAAGGAAACCTTAACGGCATTGAGGACACAGTAGTAAGCGTGTTCACTAAGTTAGCCGCATCATCTCTGGTCTATAATGTAAGCGCAATCAGCGCACCAAGTATTCTCAACGCTGCTTCGGGTGACCTACTCAGCTGCGAGATGTCCGTATCAATCCTAACGAGTTGGAGTTAAACATGTCCGATTGGGAAAAAGAGAACGAAGCCTTTCTGATCAAGATCGGGCAGGTTAAAGAAACACCAGCAGTAAAGCCAGTAACTACAAAGAAGGACGAGGAATAATCCGATGGCAGTTTATTTAGCAAATACTGGAGTTCTAACTGTTAATTCGGTAGATCTCTCTACACTAGTTACATCTGTAACAATCAACCGAGCATTCGATGAGCTGGAAGTCACAGCACTTGGCGATCAGGGTCATCGATTCGTTAAGGGATTGGAAGCTTCAAGCATTTCAATCGACTTCTTGAACGATGAAGCAACAGCTAAGACACTTCAGACACTTCAGGCAACATGGGGAACAAACACCACAGTAACATTCAAGCAGACATCTGCTGCTGTATCAGCAACAAACCCTCTTTACACAATGACATGCTTGGTCAATAACATCACACCTGTAAATGGTGCAGTTGCAGACCTATCAACTCAGAGCGTAACTTGGAATGTTTCAGGTACAATCGCAGTAACAACAGCGTAAGAAACTAACAAAGGGGCAAACTCATGGCAAAACTAAAGATAGTTCGTACAGATGGAAGCGTACTAGAAGGCGAAATCACCCCAGCGGTGGAATACGCATTCGAGCAGTACGCTAAAAAGGGCTTCCATAAGGCGTTCCGCGATGAAGAAAAGCAGAGCGATGTCTATTGGTTAGCATGGGAAGTAACACGCAGGGCAGGTGAAACTGTTAAGCCTTATGGCATGGAGTTCATTGAAACGCTAAAAAGCGTGGAAGTGTTGGACTCTGACCCTTTAGCTTAAAGCGCGATCTTCCATTCACCTACCTAATTGCTAGGCTAAGCATTAGGTTGGGAATCGCGCCACAGCAATTATTAGATCTAGATAAGGCAATGCTCGATGCACTTGTGCAAGGGCTTAAAGATGAAGCGAAAGAGGTGAGCGATGCCAACGGAAGTAAAAGGCGCGGTAGAGCTTAGAAAAGCCCTCAGAGCATTCACACCTGATCTTGCTAAAGAAACACAGAAGGAAATCGCTGGAGTCTTGAAGCCTATTGTTTCTAAGGCTCGCGGTTTCATTCCATCGACTGCACCTCTAAGCGGTTGGGCTAAAAGCACTAACGGCACTTGGGGCAACCGAGTCTGGTCATCTTCAGAGGCTAAGCGTGGAGTTGGGTATAAGACCACTCCATCTAAAGTTAATCGCTCTGGGTTTCGTTCGCTTGCTCGCATTGTCAATGCTTCACCTTCAGGCTCTATCTATGAAACTGCTGGTCGCCTAAATCCACAGGGCAGACCCCAAGCACCATTGGCTAAAGTCGTGGCACTTGGTCATTCTAATTATGGCAAGACGATTCGTTCAGGATCTAAGAGCGAATCATTAAGCAATAACCCTAATGCTGGTCAGCAGTTCATCGATGCTATGAATAGAACCTCACCTATTGTCAATGCTTATCAAAGAAATGAAGGACAGTCAGGTCGCGCTTCTCGTAAGATGAAGGGTCGCGCAATCTTTCGTGCATGGGCAGAAGATCAAGGCAAGGCTAATGCAGCTGTTGTCAGAGCGATTGAAAAGTCTAGAGTTGAGTTCGAGAAAAGGACACAGGTGCGCTAATGGCAGCAGATGTAAGAATTGACATAGCCGCACAGTTCACGGGCAAGAAAGCCTTCAAAGAAGCTGAGACTTCTACAGACAAATTGACTAAGAATGTCAAGGGTCTTGCTAAGGGTTTGCTTGCTGTCTATAGCGCACAGAAGCTTCTCTCTTACGCTAAGGCATCTGTTAAGGCATTCGCAGAAGATGACAAGGCTGCTAAGGCTCTAGGCACTACCCTGAAGAATCTGGGTCTGGCTTACGGATCTAACATTGGCACAGTCAATGGCTTTATCTCTCGCCTTGAAATGCAGACAGGTGTCCTAGATGACGAGCTTCGTCCAGCAATGGATCGCTTGCTTCGTGCAACAGGTGATGTTACTAAGTCACAGGAATTGCTTGGGCTTGCACTTGACATCGCGGCAGGTACTGGCAAGTCAGTCACCCAAGTTTCACAAAGCTTGCAAAAGGCATACTTGGGGCAGAAGCAAGCACTTGGTCGTTTAGGTGTAGGACTTACAAAGGCTGAGTTGGAAACTTCATCTTTCGAACAAATCCAAGCCCGATTAGCAACCTTATTCGCAGGACAGGCAAGCGCGGCAGCTGATACCTATGCAGGTTCACTTTCTAAATTAACTGTGGCTTCTAACAATGCTAAAGAGACTATTGGTAAGGGTCTTGTTGATGCGTTGATGACAATCACTAATTCCAGCACGACAGATGAGTTTATTGCCAAGATCGATAAGGCAGCGCAGGCAATCGCTGACTTTGTTCGTGAAACAGGCGAGTTCATCCGCATTACAAAGTCAATCTTTGACTTTAAGAATCTAAGTTTCTTCGCTCCATCGGGCGGCTTGTTCGGCGATGGTAAGGGTTTTGGCAACATCTCAATGACAGTATCCTCACAGGATACACAGCGCGCGGATGCCATCGCTCGAAAGAACGCAATGGCGATGACAAAGCTGACGAAAGAGCAAGCAGCAGCGCAGGCTAAGATCGTTAAGGACAAAAAACTTGCAGCAGCCATCGATAAGGCTAACCTTGCTCTTAACAAGGGCAACGAAGTCTTTGACATGGATAAGATTCAGATCGCAGCAGCTCTTACTAATCAAGCTCAGCAACTAGGTCAGGCAACGAGCGCAGCGCAGGTCTTACAGATTGCTAATGACACAGCACGCCTTCGAGTTAAGGAATCAATCCTTGCTCTGGAAGATGCCATTGCCGCTAAGGATGAAGCAGCTATCATTGCTGCGACAAAGAAACTCAATGAAGATCTAAAGGTTCTGGGAGCATTGGGTCTCCAAAACATCAAACTTCAAGACATCAAGTCAATTCTGGAAGGTCTGAAGCCTAAAGATCTGATAAACCTTACTAATCTTGAACAGGCATTGCGCTTGCTTCGTGAAATCAATCTCGCTTCTACTGGGTCAAGTAAGATTCCAACAAGTGCAAGTTTAGGCTCTGGAATCCCAGCAGGTGATTACATCGCGCCTATTTCAACAGTAGGCGGATCGATTGCAGCCATTCTCGAATACGCAGATGCAGCCACAGCTCGCGCTAATGCTTTTGCAGACTTACTTGACATGGCGAATGCATCGGCTGCTACTTCAATGGCTTCATCGGTTGATTTAGAAAGCATCGCTCGTTCATCTTTATTGCAAGGTTTAGCAGGTGGAGCAGGTGTATCAGGGGCAGTAAGTGGATCACGCTATGCAGCCCAAGCCGCTAATCAGTACAACATCACAAACAACTTTGGCATAGTCGGAGATCCTAACGCGGCAGCCGAACTGATTGATGATGTAATCCGCCAAGCCCGTGACCGAGGAACTCTAACCGCGCTATGACATGGTCTCCAGAATGGCGCGTGACAGTAGGTGATGATGTCTATACGACAGTCACCTCTGTGTCTTTTGCATCTGGTCGCTTAGACATTGATAGACAATGCACCGCAGGTTACTGCCGAGTAGAGATCATCAACACAGACAATTCGCCATTTACCATCAATGTTACAGAGCCAGTTACCTTAGAGCTAAAGAACAGCACAGGGACTTATGTAACTGTATTCGGTGGCGAGGTCTCAGACTTTAACATCGGAGTGCGTAGCCCAGAGGAATCAGGTTATGTCACGACTGGCACGATTTTAGGCATTGGCTCACTTGCCAGACTTACTAAGGCTATCTATAACACAGCTCTTTCAGAAGGTTTAGATGGCACACAGATTTCAGCCATCTTAGGTAATGCCCTTAATCTTAACTGGAACGAAATCACACCAACTGTGACTTGGAATACATACCCAGCAACTACGACATGGAACGAAGCCGAGACTTTCATTGGCACAGTAGATGCAGGGTTTTACACAATGATCGCAGTTGCAGCTAGTGCGACTGCTAAGAGCCAGACACTTGCTGATCAGATTGCCAATAGCGCACTTGGTCAGATTTACGAGGAAAAAGATGGAGATGTCTCTTATGCCGATGCAGACCACAGATCCAACGATCTTGCAACAAATGGCTTTACTTTCCTTGATGGCGCGTATGCAACACCAACCTCTATCACATCCTCAGTCCAGACTTCTCGCATCCGTAACAGCCTTATCTATCGCTATGCCACAGGATACGGATCAACCTACAGCACCTCAGATTCGGACTCCATAGCCTCTTACGGGCTTTTTGAGCGTTCATCTGACTCCAACATTAAGAACCTTGCAGACATCACCGACATCGCCACTAGAGAGCTTAATCTAAGGCGCAGTCCTAGAGAGCAGTTAGGTGTCATCACCTTCCGTCTGGATAATCCGAACATGCCTAGCGCGATGCTAGATGCTTTGATTGGTGTTTATTTCGGTGAGCCTGTGTCTATTAACAATCTGCCTAGCAATTTACTAGGTGGCACATTTGAAGGCTTCGTTGAGAATGTTGCACTTCGAGCAACCCCTAGCTTCGTGGACATAACCCTCTACATCACAGCTACAGATCTATCCCTATCAACGACTCAATGGGAAACAGTAATTCCTAGTTCATTAGCTTGGACAGGCGTAAATGGTACACTTATCTGGAACAACGCGACAGGAGCATTAACCTAATGGCAACAACCCCGAACTTTAACTGGAGTACTCCAGACAACACAGGATTGGTCAAGTCAGGTGCGCTAGACATTCGCACACTTGGCAATGCCATCGATGCTTCATTGGTCGATCTTAAAGGTGGCACTACAGGTCAAGTCCTTGCTAAGGCATCAGGAACAGACATGGACTTCTCATGGGTAACAGATGCTACTGGAATCCCAGCAACTATCTTTGATGCTAAAGGTGACATAATTGCTGCAACAGCAGCAGACACAGCTTCTCGCTTAGCAGTAGGTACAAATGGTCAGGTTCTGACTGCCGATTCAACAGCTGCAACAGGATTGAAATGGGCTAGTGCTGCATCGGGTCAAGCGGCAGCACCAACATGTACAGCATTTACAAATGGCAACATGAGCTGGACAGGTGGAACACCACAAAACTTTACTTATACAAGCGAAGAAACTGACACAGACGGATTTCACAATAACTCGACAAACACAGACAGAATGACTGTTCCTACTGGTTTTGGTGGAGTTTATGTTATTACGATCAGCTACTTGCTTAGCGGTGCTGGATCTTCTTATCATTATTTACAGATACAAAAGAATGGCGCTAACATGAATGGAACTACAGTAATGTCTGATCCACAGGGT